GCTCGTCCAGGGATAGTTCCTTTGCCTTGCGGATGATCTCAAGATTATTCTTTTCAAATGGCATTGACAAAGAATCAAGCTCCCTGCTGATCCTCAAGAGATATGTTGAAACCGTGCAGAAAGAATTACTCAGCAGCTCAGCATCCAGATTGCTTTCTGCTTCCACCTTCAGACCGTCCAGCACCCCAACAAGGGAAAGGACCATATCAGACAGATTTGCCGTTTCTGCCGCCATATCTGAAACCCTGTCTCTCAATTCTTCTGTTTTCATGCTGTTTTTGCTCCTTTCATTTCTTTCATGGCTTGCCGATAACCTTTTGCCCTACCATAATTAAAAGCAAATAATACTGCGTCCATTCCTCTGTTTCCTTTTATCAGGTCCAGTATGGCTAATGTCTCATCTGCGTACAGTGTATAGCGGACACTCCCCGGAGCGGTATTCTCAATATATCGCTCAATTCGTTTGATGATTTCTTCTTTGTTCATGTTCTGAATCCTCCTTAAAGTGTTCCGGTCTCCCGGTGTCTTTATTCTAAGCTATCTAACAAAAGATATCAATACAGCAGAATTGACAAATATCTATCGTCAGATTTGTTCATTCTGTATCTTTCGCTAGACAGCACCGTGCGATATAATACCAGGAAGAAAGGAAGTGGTTCCCATGCCGGAAAAGACAGAAGCAGAAAAGAAAGCTCAAAAGAAGTACATGAGCAAGGTTGCTCGTGTCGGTCTGACTATGGAGCCGGAAAAGAAGCAGCGCCTCCAGGATCACGCCAGCGCCCGGAATGAATCCGTCAATGAATTTGTAAACCGGGCCATTGATGAGACCATAGAAAGAGACAACCAGAAATGACAAACAGAAAGCCCCGCAAGCGTTCAACTTGCAGGGCTTTTCCCTTATCGGTTTAGAAGCCATTCAGGAAGCTTTCTTTTCCGCTTTGGAATAAAAACCAGATGCTCCCTGTACTCGGCCAGGATTCTCTCCTTCTTTATCATCATGGTAAACACTGACAAAGCTTCTTCCAGGTCACCATTATTGATAATCACGCTACTTCCGCTGACAATCGGAACCGGCTTTTCTTCAGGAATCCTTGTACTCATAATTGAATAACCTTTCATACTGCTTCCGCAATTTCTCCCGCTGAATAACTTTGCTTTCTACAGCTCTCCTTTGTGTCTTTTTGAATGCTGCGAGACCAACCCCGGAATAGAAACTTGTCTCAGCGTCCAGGAACCGTTCCAACTGTTTACCGGCAGCACTCTTCCGAATATGCCTAAAACCATTTTCTTTCAGAAACCTAACCATCTGATGAGATATTCCCATCTTCTCAGCGGTTTCCCATTGCTTGCAGCCCTCCCAAAACTCGGAGCGGATAGCAGAAGCTTCCCTGGGCGAAATCGAATCCAGGGCCTTTTCCAGCGCTTTATGAAGCTCTTCCATAAAGACTGCTTCTTCAACACCGGATATCTCATCACGAGGATCAGGAACACAATCCAGCTTTTCCGGTCCATCTGGCTCATCATCTGATACCGGTACATTAAGAGAAAGGGCATAATCAAGAGCGTCACGTTTACTGGTCCTTATGCCTACCGTCTCTTGAAAAGCATTCCTCAGTTTATATGAGAGTAGTTCTTTGAACGATCCCTTTGCAGGATCATAAGCGTTGACAGCTTCAGTAATGGCAATAAATCCGGCCTGTTTCAAATCCTCACGCTCAGCGCCTCCAAGGGTCTTTCCTGAGCTTGTGATTGCTGCATAGTATCTATTCGCATACCAGGCAATCAAGTCCCTCAGGGCCTCCCAGAGTTCCGAATAAAGCTCGTTGTGGCCCTGTTGAATCTTTAAAATGATTTCGTCCATAAGATTCCCCATAATATACGATTAAAAACAAATAGAATCGGGCTGCTTGTTTTAAAGAAGGGAATGGTAAAAAAGCCCATTCCCTTCCCGGCCTTGTTCAAACCATCCGGTTTGTGTTGTCACTTACTCCAGTAATCAACCAGGCCTAAACGTGTATATAAAGCGCTGAGAAAGCGAGTACACAGCGCCCTATATCATTTAAAGGTGATTGTATGACAGTGAGCATTACTACCAAACAATGGAATCAACTATTCTGCGTTACGATTCATCTATATTCTGCTTCTATGGTTTCCCCAGTAACAGCATTACGCACAGTTTTTCTTTCGTTAATCAAACGCTTGTAAATCGCAACCATCCGTTCACATTCCTTCTTGTCTTCTTCCAGAATGGTACGGATTTCAGGATTCTTCTGGCCTAATGCCTTTTCTCTTACTCCAAGCTTTGTAATCTCAGTCTGAAAATACCGGACTATTGCATCATACGATCTGAAGGTCTTTGATACAGGCTTTCCACCCTTTTTAAAGTTGACAACTGTTGCCATGTTTACTCACCTCCTTTACATCTGCTTTTCCATGCTTCAAAGCTGACAGTAACAGCTTTCCCGGTTTCCTCTTGTTCCCGCAGCTAGCGCAATCGGATATACACAGCGTATTATTGAAACTTTATTGTGTGCCTTGAAATTATGCCCATAACCTTGTGCAGATTATAATTCTCAATATACGGCAACCCTTTTTCGGATTCATTATCGGCAGCACTTGCCAGGTAAAAAAGAACATCAGGGTTTTTGACAAGCGTTCCGTTCATGGTCAATCTACCTTCTTTTGAATCTGTCGGCAAAAGCTTACAGGGAAACAGATCGTCATAAGGCCGATCCCAAATGGAGCAGCAATACACAACCCCTTTACCGACATATTCAGCGAGCCGCTCTCTGGTAATGATTGCCTCTGTCTGGAGATCTACCAGCTTCTGGTATGCTACAAGCATTTCATTCCGTTTTTTCTCAAAGTCGGAATACATCTTGTCAAACAGATTATCGTGTTCAGAAGAAAACTCACTCCAGATAGAAGAAGCTTCTTCATCTGTCAGAACAGGTCTTGTAATGTCTCTCTCATATAAATGCCTTGTAATCTCCAGTTCAGATTCATACTCCTGCAAATCGTTTTTAGCGTCCTTGTAGGCTTTTTTATCAGCAGCCTCAAAAGCAGACCGGACTTTTTCTTTGGATTTTTCAACCTGGTTCTCTAGAACTGAAATCTGTTTTTCCATTTCTGATCTATGTTTGATTTTCTCTTTTACCAAACGATCAATGATTTCCATGTTCATCTTGCATTCTTCTCCTTTTTGTTCTTCTCGTTATTGAGCTTTTTATCAGTCTCTTTCTGTTTTGCTGCCATCATTGCCTCAAGTAGTTTAATGGAATAAACGCTATTGTTGTTCTTGGGAGTAATAATCGAATTAGGAATCATTTAGTTCACCACCATTCATAATAGATTTTGCCTGGTACAAATGGAGATGGGATAACCATTCCCAATTTACCGGTCAGACTGTCCAGTCTGTGCTTGGTAATGTCCATTGCCAAGCAAGGTGACCAGGTGAGGAGAGTTTATATGTAATTGTCATAAACTAGCAGCCCAGAGGCGTAAACTGCCGGTTTATGGCATATTACCGTGGAAAATATCTTCCAAGGTGACGGCCTTTTCTCTGCTGGAAGCAAACCGTAAAGCTTGCTGATTACTCCGGCATAATTCTTCATGGTTGTGTTATATGCTTGCAGCAAAAGCAAAGGGCAGCTTTTCCTCTTCCAGACCGGCTGCCGATCTCTGCCGGACCAGATCAACAGCCAGCTTTTGCAGTTCTGCCGTCCTTTGTAATGTTAATCGTTGTCATGTTTTCTCACCTCCTTTACATCTGTTTTTCCATGTTTCAAAGCTGACAGTAACAGTTTTCCCGGCTTCCTCTTGTTCCCGCTGCCATTTCTGAAACTCTGCAGCCAGGGCAATTTCCTTATTGATAGATTCCGTCTTATCTTCATCCTGGCGGCTTTCCTCTTCCGGATCAGCACCGGCTTTCTCTTGAGGAACCCATTGTGGCGGCTGAGGTCTCTCATCTGCCGGAAGCAAACCATAAAGCTTGCTGATTACTCCGGCATAATTCTTCACCGTTGTGTTATATGCTTGAAGCGCTGCGCTCTGCTTCATGCCATACTGGTTCTGTCCATTCTGGTATGCCTCAACAGGTCCCTGTTCTGAAATGATCTCCTGCAGGTCTTCCAGGGCAATACGCATGAAAGCAGCGTTCTGAATAAGTGGAAGCACCAAACTTTTTTCTTTTTCGCCTAATTTTTCAAAAAAACGCTTAATTCTTTGGTATTCCTCGGAAATCCTGTTATTTCTTTCTAATTCCGTCAAATTATCACCTCCTTTTCATCCCATCTGACCACACCCCGCCCAGCGCCCGCTCGCCACCAGCAATTGCCTTGGCCACCCCTCGGTCTCCAGAGGCATCCCCCCTGATTTAAGATAAGGGGCTATCAATAGCTATGGCGTGACCGTCCTCGTCAATGTAGAATCTTTTCTGAGCGCCGTGGATCAGAGCGTGATGCTTCCGGCAAAGCAGTTGAAGATTGTCCCAGCTCAAAGTGATAGAAGGATCATCAATGTTGTCCGGCGTGATATGGATTTTGTGATGGACGATCTCACCCGGAGTGACTGATCCCTTTGCCCAGCATAGTTCACATATACCACCCTGTGATTTAGCGTAAGCTGCAGCAGTGTTTTTCCATGCCGGAGATTTATAGAATTTCTCTGCAAACGGTTTCATGATCTTGTCACGCTCTCTTATTACCGTGGAATATAGTATTCTATATCCCGAAACCAATGCCTGGCTGCTTCTTCCAAATACTGAAGTATATCCTCAGTCTCCCGAATCTGCTTCTTTAACCTAAACCGTGCAATGAAACCTCTTGTGGTTTCCAGTTCGTGTTTCTCCCGCACAAGCTTGAGCTTGTAATAATCTATCCTGTCATCCAGTTTCATCCGCTCTTGAATCCAGCTTTCTGGAGTTTCGTATAACTGGTATCTGTCTTTCCTAGGAAATTGAAACGTCATGCTCTATCACCTCCCATAACGGTTTTATTCAAAGCGTTCCCTGGTCTTCTGAAGCAGGAAAGAAATAGCTTCAATATCAATGATCCGTCTTCCGGCCAGGAAGCAGAAGCACTCCGGCAAAGTGTTAAAGCTATATGTTGCGGACCGGATCACAACCAGCCACCCTTCAGCCCTCAATTCTATCCTGGCCTTTTTCCTCGGTATTCTCCAAACTATCATTCTTCAGCCCCCTTTTATAAAGTCTTATCCAGTCTGACAACAGCATTGTGACCATCCATGGCTGCCGGTTTCTCCGGTGAAAAACTGTCGGCATCCCATCCCGGAACCGGAGAGCATCCCGGAGCGCCTGGTCCATAGCCTCTGTAATGCTCAGATGCTCAACCCGCTTGCACTCTATATGGATTCCCTTAAGCCCTGTGATATCTGGCACGGTTCCAAAAGTCTCCGATCCGCCCCGCTCAGTCAGGAAGCCATAGCCCTTCAGCACCTCCACAAGCTCCCGCTCACCGTCAGCGCCTTTTCTCTGTTGTGATTTCCCCATGTTTTATTGCTTCCTCCAAATGCTGAAGCGCTTTATTTTTCATCCGGTCAATGGTCTTATAATTGACGCCAAGGCTTTCCGCAATCATGGCCCAGGTCAGACCGCTGCAGTAATAATCAATCAGGATGATTCTGTCCTGCCGATCAGGAAGCTTTGAGATTGCTTCAAAAAGCTCATACTGTACATTGAGATATTCTTTCTGCAATCGGTATATCTTATCATCCAAAATCCGGCCCCGGTTCAGCCATTCAAGAGTAGTCAATCAATGCACCGTCCTTCCCACCCGGACACCATTTTGGGAGACGCTCTTACTCCGCCTTGCTCCCTCAGAGAGACCAATTTGGCGGAGTAAGACGAAAACCCCAGTAATTACAGGCCTCTTGCTTACTCCGCCAAGTGGCGGACTAAGCACCGTCTTACTCCTTTACTCCGCCACCTGGCGGAGTAAAGAAAACCCCAGTAAAATCTATATATTTTCCTTTACTCCGCCACTTGAAGAAGGTCTTTCGGAAGGTCATGGAAAATAAGCCAATTCGATATAGTAAACTTTGTCTTGTCCATACCCTGTGCTGCCGGTCCTGGTCTTGTTCTGTTTGGTCAGTTCAGCCTTTGCTCGTTCCATTGTCCGGTCTGAGAATCCAACTTCATCTGCCAGGTCATACAGTTCTTTGACCGGCATTTTCCCGCCTCGGTCCTCCAGCAGATGCAGAATCCAGTCCTTTGCATCCTGCCGCTTTGCCAGGGCTTTTCCTTCCGCTCCCTGATAATCCCTGTCCCGCTTCCAGGTCTTTCCCTCATTGTGGATAATTCCGGCATTATCAATGCTGAAAAGGATTGTCTGCTGCAGAGGTCCATAATTGCATTTCTCATGAGACAGATACCGGATTCCTTCAAGTTCGGTCCAGCCCATCATGAGGACTGATCTTGAGATATCCCAAAGGTCTGAGCTGTCTGCAATACGGTCCCTGCCGCTCACCTTTGCCCGCTTGTTAGTGTGACAGATGATGAGAAAGGTTGTGCCGTATTTTTCTCCCAGGGCAACCAGAGGAGCCATACAATCACGCATTGCCGCACGGTCACCCATAACGCAGCCATGAGGAACAAAGCCCTGTATAGGATCAAAGATACATAAATCCGGCGCTATCTCTGAGACAACTTGCTCAAGCTCCTTTGTACCGAATTTTACTTTCCTGAGAAACCCGGAAGCATCATTGGAGAAATCCGGCGTTATGATCCTGGCCTCATTGGCTCCAGCTGCAGACAGTCTCTTTTTCAGAACAACCTTTACCGAATCCTCGGAAGACAGGAAGAGCACTCTTCCCGGCCTCCTGATTACATCGTCAGGATCAATGAAGCATCTCTTACCGGCGCTTATTGCAGCCGCCAGAGCAACCCAGGCAGAAGTCTTACCGATACCACCATCAGAGGCCAGCGTTGTTATCTGTCCCTTTGGAAGCAGGCCTGGGACGAGCCATTCCGCTTCCTGTGCTTCAAACTCTTTCAGAGGACGGAAGAGGGCTGAGACATTCAGGCCGCTGTTGATTTCGTCTGCATACTGTGCAAAATCATCTGACATAACCGGCCCACCCCCTCACGATCCCGAAATATCTGCATCTGTTCATCCAGGCTGCCATGCATGAGAACGCTTGCCCATGCTTCTAATGATTCCCGGAATCTGACCGCTGTTGCTTCTGCCTCGGTCATGCTTTGGAAGTCTGCCAGATTTGCAACCCGGATTGCTTTGTCAATCTGATTCAGCATCTGTTCCCGCCATTCTGAAAAGCGCTGTTTCGCTTCCATCGTCTTCCGGCGCTGCCGGAGCTGGTCCCGATCCTGGGGAGCATCCAGATTCACGCCAAGCCGGAAGTCTTCATTCAGCCGCTTTACAGCGTCCAGCGGTCCAAGGTTGAAAAGCTTTGCCGCAAAGTCAATAACGGTCCCATGAGCGCCGCAGCCAAAGCAGTAAAACGATCCATTGTCATATAGCTTCAGGGAAGCAGTCTTCTCATTATGGAAGGGGCAACAGATAAACCCTGACCGGCTCGGCTCATATCCGTAAAGCCTGACAGCTTCAGCAATCGGAACCAGGTCCTTTACTGCCTGAAAAACATCATCTGTCATGGTATGCCCTCACGATCTGCACTCCGGCAACCTGAAGATCATTCAGCGCCAAGCGTACCCGGTCCTCGGTGCTATCCGTTAACCTTGCGATACTCTCAATAGTTATCGGATAAGCCAGCAAATCATATACCAGTTCAACAAAGCCACAGGAAAATACAGGATTGACAGGAGGCACTTGCCGCCTTACAATATGAACAGAGGAATTGTTCTGATTCCCTTTGCCGCTTTCCGGTTCCCCCAACCGGAGGCGGCTTTTTTCTTTTGCTTTCATCTTGCAATTGCCTCCCTGATCTCTTCAATCGGGATATGCGCTTTCCGGTGAATTGCATCCAGTTCCGCCAAGGTTAGAAGCTGCGGATTGTCAAGCTTCTTTTTTCCTGTCGGGGGAGAGCAACCGATAACATTGCTTAGCTTTACACCGTTCAAACCGTAACCAAGAAGCAATCGTGTCATCTTAGAAAACGGTTCTTGCCTTTTGATATACGGCATTTTTATTCCTCCGCTTTATCTGCTGCGATCTCACTAATTGCCGTCATGATCTGGCTTTTCATTTCAGTTGAAAGTTCATGCCGCAGTTTGCGGGAAAAGTTGCCATCATTCATTCCGATACGATCAGCAACCTCCCAGAGCTTTACACCGCTCTCCTTTGCTGCCTGTCTGATCTCCTCGTTCGCCATCTTTACACCTCCTGTTCCAATGTTGACAGATTGTTGTTGTTGTGCTATAAATAGGGTGAGCAGGATAACAAACCCCTGTTTCTGGGTATACTTTAGCAACAACAACGGTAATATGCAAGGAAAAGTCCATTGATAGGTTTCGTAGGGTTTAGGTTTGAAAGAGTACCTAAAAATAGGGAGGAATAATGATGGAAACAAAAGAAAATCGTTTTAAGCTAGCGAGAACCGTTTACAACAAGAACGGCAATCAATCAACAGAAAAGGTTTACAAAGCAACTAAGATTTCTAAATCAATGATAGAAGACTTAGAGTCGAATGTATTAAATCCAAGAAATACAGGGTATCTTACAGTTGCCAAGTTGGCCCAATATTATGGCGTTTCAATTGACTACCTGGCGGGGTTAACTGAGTATCCGTCTCCCCAAGCTGATATCAGGTCAATCTGTGAATATACAGGCTTGACAGGCAAATCAATTGAATTGCTTCATTACTTAAACGATTCCACGATCATAGATGATAAAAAGACGCTTCTATTCTTAAATCTGGCGCTGTCTGACTCGAATATTAAAAGAAATGAGGACTTCCCGAGCACAACTATATTCAGCTTTTTATATGATTATGTTAAAGCGTTTGAAGTAACCAGGAGCTATCCTGATTTATCACCTGCCCCTGCAACACTTGAAGAATATGAAGCACAACAAAGGACGTCAGAGTTTGAAAAGAAAAACGTAATCATAGAATCAAGTGAAGATATGAGTGAAGTAATCAGTATTTCAGAACTATACAAACCATTCAAAATGAAGCAGATCACAAAATGGCTTGATCGTTATTCTAAAGAAGCGGAGGAGAAGAAATGAAATTACCAGAACCAAAGAAACTGCCGTCAGGGAACTACAATATCATGCTCCGCTTAGGCGGAAAGAATTATTCCATTACTGAAGCAGACCCAACCACTTGTACAAACAAAGCCAGACTGATAAAATCAGAATATAAGGCCGGCAAGAGGATCAGCTATCAGAACAGGAATGATCCAACCATTCAAGAGATTCTGGACCAGTACATTGCCAGCAGGAAAGCTGTTCTTTCACCATCAACGATCCGTGGTTATCAGACCATTGTCGACAACCGTTTCCCGTCTTATAAAACAAAAAGACCATCTGCCATTAAGAATTGGCAAACGGTCATAAATGATGAAGTAAAAGACGGCGTATCAGCAAAGACAATCAAAAACAGTTGGTCATTACTTGCGGCTGCGCTGGAATTTGCCGATCTTCCGGTTCCATCTGTAAAGCTCCCAGCAATCATGCCAGCGGTCAGACCGTGGTTGGATGCAGAGCAAGTCAAAGTCTTTGTTTCCGCTGTACAAGGCCAGGACTGCGAAATCCCGGCATTATTGGCGCTGCATTCTTTGAGACGATCCGAAATAGTTGGTCTCCAATGGTCAAAGATCAATCTTGAGAAGAAGACTATACGAATTGAGGGAAGCGCAGTCTTTAACGAGGACAACAAGCTGAGTTATAAAGAAACCAATAAAAGTAGAAACAGCCGGAGGACGGTTCCGATCATGATACCGGAGCTTGAGAAAGCCTTAATGGCCATCCCGGAAGAGAAGAGGACCGGTTCTGTTGTGACTTGCAATCCAAACACTATTTGGGCTCAGATCAACCGGATTTGCTCTCAGCATGATTTGCCCGCTGTTGGTGTTCATGGTTTACGCCATTCTTTCGCTTCCTTGGCTCATCATGTTGGATTGCCGGAACAGGATGCAATGCTTATCGGCGGCTGGGAAGATGCTCAGACAATGCACAAAATCTATGAGCATATTTCTGCTGCAGACCGGCTGAAAGCTGAGAACAGACTTGCTTCTTTTTTCAAAAATGCAGATGCAAAAACAGGGGAGAAAAAAGGCAAAAATGCAGATGAAAATGCAGATGAAATTGCTTGAAGCCAGTATTTACTGCGTGTTTGGTCATTTCAAAGCGGGTTCAAGTCCCGCCTCGCGCACCACAGACAGAGGTTTTACAAGCCTCTGTCTTTTCTATTGTTTCGTTGCGTTATTCTGTATTTTTGAGCATTTTTAGACCCATTATAGCCGCTTAAAGTGGTTAAATTCAGCCCCTGTCATTTTAAGATTTCTTTCATTTTTCAAGAATATTTTGCTGTTTTTTAAGCCTTTTTTCATCCAAAACGCAGATGAAAATGCAGATGAAATTATTCTAAAAAGGGATTTGACCAAAAGGGAAGTGCTTCAGGTTGCTTTCTCTGATCCTGGTTTGCTTATCTCGTGAAAACCATTGCATTATCAAGAGATAAGAAAGAGACTGTCAGGAACGAAAGAAGAAACCCGGTCATTTCTGACCGGGCTTCTCGTCTAATACCCCCATTCACGAAACCAAGTTAATTCAGCATCTATTTCATCTTCAAGGCCTGCTTGCAACTGATAACCGTATTGAGTGAGACCGTGTTTTTCTGCGGCTTCTCTGAAGTTTTCGTTGTGTTTTCCGTTTAAGTCAATATCGTCAATTCCGTTTTGATTGCAATACTGATGAACCATTTCATGGAGAAGAACTGTAACATCGTATACTGAAACAGGAACTTCAATGGTTTCGTTGTCGGTTTCTGGTTCTTCTGCCATCCACGTGTATGGATAAAACACAATATAATCTCTTCCATACCAGTCTATATACCGTGCTTCTATACCTTCTTCTGCATTTTTTACTGCTTCTTCATCATTCCTCACAATTATTTTTGCAACTTCAAGTTCGTTATTAAATAGTTTCTTATTAAGTTTAGAATGCCAATACTGCAAAATTGATTCTCGCTGATACATATTCATCTTCATATTCTCCTCATTCAAAGATGTCTGACGGCATTACATGAAGCACCTCAGCCAGCTTTACCATCTGCTGGGAGCTTAATATGGTTTCTTCTCCCAGTTCAATGCTCTGAAGCTTTTCACAGGGAATACCGCTCAAATCAGAAAG